TCACAGCATACTATTCCACTCCCTCAATCACCATCCATAGAGGATGACCCCCTTGGTATTAAATCAGCATAGCCAAAAAAAATATATAAAAAAAATGCAGGACTTTAGGACTGAGGAGCAAAACGATGGATCAAGTTAGTAAGTATTTAATATTAATGGAGCGCAAAAGAAAGCGTTTAATTAGAACTATTTTAGGGGGTCACACTAAACGTTGTGCGTCACCCCCCACGAAAGTATTAAATACTAAAATGATTGCAAGCAAAAAGGATCTAAATTACGAAGAGTGTTTAGAACTTAAGATGACAAAGAACCAAGCAAACGTATTTATATTTATTGATGAGTATTGGAAAAAGTATGGATATGGCCCGACAGTTCGGGAGGTGATGGAGTACAGGAATAGTAGGAGTTTGGGGAGTACGCATGAAATAATAGAGCGGCTGATAAAGCTTGGCGTATTGAAGAAAATGAAGGGGATGGAGAGGAGTGTCAGGCCAGTGTATATAAACTTTAGGAAATTAGATGTCGCAGATTGAAGAGTTGTTGTCTAAGTTGCCTGTGAATGAGCAGGAGAAATTTTTAAAGCAGATGACGCAGTATAAGGAAGCGTTGACGAGGGAGAAGTGTCAGGCTAATTTTTTAGAGTATGTAAAATTTATGTGGCCTGGGTTTGTGCACGGAAGACACCACGCTGTGATGGCTAAGAAATTTGAGGAGGTTGTACATGGCAATCTTAAACGTCTTATTATCAATATGGCTCCTCGGCATACTAAGTCTGAGTTTGCAAGCTATCTTTTGCCGTCTTGGTTCTTGGGGAATTATCCTGATAAGAAAGTTATACAGTCTAGTAACACGGCGGACTTGGCGGTGGGGTTTGGTCGTAAGGTTAGGAATCTTGTTGATAGCGAGCAGTACGATTCTATATTCCCTGGCATAGCACTTGCGGCGGATAGTAAGGCCGCGGGTAAGTGGAATACCAATGCTCAGGGTGAATATATAGCGATTGGCGTGGGCGGTACGATGACGGGTAAGGGTGCGGACTTGATGATCATTGATGACCCTCACTCGGAACAGGAGGCGAGATTAGCCCAGGGTGATCCAACTGTTTTTGATTCCGTGTTTGAATGGTATACGTCTGGGCCAAGGCAGCGTTTACAACCAGGGGGAAGGATAGTAATTGTGATGACCCGTTGGTCGGATAAAGATTTGACGGGAAAGATATTAAGAAATGCGGCGGGGGAGGATTGGGAGGTAATTGAGTTACCTGCGATTATGCCGTCAGGTAATCCGCTATGGCCTGAGTTTTGGCCGCTCAAAGAATTGATGTCGGTCAAGGAAGAGATTGGTGTTTATAAATGGAACGCCCAGTATCAGCAGCAGCCGACTGGTGAAGAGGGTGCGATTATTAAGCGGGAGTCGTGGAAGAGATGGAAGAGTGAGATGCCGCCTCCTTGTGATTTTATTATTCAGAGTTGGGATACGGCGTTTACAAAATCTGAGCGGGCGGACTATTCTGCGTGTACGACTTGGGGTGTGTTTAGTTTAAATGAAGATCCGACCGATAAGCATATTATTCTCCTTGATGCGTATAGAGATAAATTGGAATTTCCTGCACTAAAGAAAGCGGCGCTAGAGGGATATAAAGAATGGCAACCTGATGCGTTTATTGTTGAGGCTAAAGCGGCTGGTGCGCCACTGGTGTTTGAATTAAGGTCTATGGGAATACCTGTATCGGAGTACACTCCTACTCGTGGCAATGATAAATTTGTACGTTTAAATAGCGTGGCTGATTTATTTAATTCAGGAAAAGTGTGGGCGCCTGATAAGAGATGGGCTGATGATTTGATTGAAGAGATGGCACGGTTTCCAAATGCGGAACATGATGACTATGTAGATAGCTCAAGTCAGGCGTTGATCAGGTTTAGGCAGGGTGGGTTCTTAAGACTTCCAAGCGATGAGGAAGATGAACCTAAATATTTCAGACGCAAGAAAGCGTATTACTAGGAGTGAATATGAAGCGTAGAAGTTTTTTACAGACAATTGGTGCGGGCGCAATCACACTGGCTGCGCCAGTTGTTTATTCTGAATGGAGCGGCCCTACTTGCGCAAGAAGTTTGACTGAATGGATGGAGTCAAAATTTTATTGTGTCATGGGTGAACCCACGGCATTTATGGACTTGCCAAGGCATGATGCAAATAAGTTTTTTACAGATGCTTCATTGAAGGCTTTAGATTCTGCTGGAGATGCGCAGGTAATTAGAATTTCATACGACACCTTGGCTTATGCGGTAGAAGGATATACAGCCAAAGAAGCCGAAGCAATGCTGGCAAAAAATTTCTATGAAGGTTTTAAAGAGCTAGATGAAAACGATAGAAAACAAATCGTATGGAGAGTTAAACCTCAATTTGCATCCGACTACGTTCGTGAATGGGGAGATACATATTTAACTTCTGAGCAATTGGAAGATAGATCTTATAGCGACATAAAAACAGATAATTTGGAAATACCAGAAGGTGTTCAATATGATTTCAACACTAACAGTTATAAGTATGTAAAAAAATCTTATTATCTTCACAAGATGAGAATGAGATTGGCTATGCCAGAAGTAAATTTTGAAAAAATAAACGCTTATAAATTAGAGGGCGAGCAGCCTACAAGGATTTAATATGTTAGATAAAGCATTGTATTCAAATGTACCTCAACTCAATACGGTTGAGCCTGATATAGAAATTGAAGTAGAAGATCCAGAAGATGTGAAGGTTGGCATTGGTGGAATTGAAATTGATCTAATGCCACACCATGAACTGTCGAATGACTTTGATGCAAACTTGGCTGAAGAGATGGATGAGGGTGAACTCCAATCTTTGGCGGGCAAGTTGATAGAAGAAGTGGATGAGGATGTCCATTCCCGCAAGGACTGGGCTGAAACATATGTCAAAGGTCTTGAAGTATTGGGGATGAAATATGAAGAAAGAACGGAACCTTGGAACGGCGCTTGTGGTGTATTTAGCACGGTGCTCACAGAAGCTGCCATTCGTTTCCAAGCAGAAACGATTACTGAAACGTTTCCTGCGGCTGGCCCAGTAAAGACGGAAATTATGGGGGCGATAGATCGCCTCAAGATGGAAGCGTCCATGCGGGTTCAAAACCACATGAACTATTATCTGGTAGAGAAGATGCCAGAGTATCGACCAGAGCATGAAAGGCTTTTGCTTAATCTAGGATTGATTGGATCTGCGTTTAAGAAAGTTTATCCAGACTTAAATTTGGGTAGACCTGTATCTATGTATGTAGGCGCAGAAGATTTGATCATGCCGTATGGGTCAAGTGGGGTGATGCACTGCGAGCGGGTCACTCATTTGATGAGAAAGACCAAAAACGAAATCCATAAACTACAAGTTGCTGGGTTTTACAGGGATATAGAGCTGGGTGAACCCATGCATATACCCACGGATATCGAAAAGAAGAAGGCGGATGAGTCTGGATACTCTATAACGGATGACGATAGATACCACTTGGCTGAAATTCATGTGGATTGTGTCATGCCAGGGGATGAGGATGAGGATGAAATACCAAAACCTTATGTGATTACGATAGAAAGAGGGTCAAGAAAGGTACTTTCTATCCGTAGAAACTGGGAAAAGGGCGATAAAAAGTTCCTTAAGCGTCAGCATTTCATCCAATATACCTACATTCCTGGGTTTGGAGCGTACGGATTTGGTTTAATTCACCTGATTGGTGGTTATGCCAGGGCTGGAACGATGATTATTCGCCAATTGGTGGACGCAGGATCACTTGCTAACTTACCTGGCGGTCTAAAAGCCAGAGGTTTGCGTGTAAAAGGGGACGATACACCAATTGCACCAGGGGAATTTAGGGATGTAGACGTTCCTGGCGGGTCAATCAAAGACAACATCATGACTTTGCCGTACAAAGAGCCAAGTCAAGTGTTGGCTTCGCTACTTGCTACGATTACTGACGAGGCAAGGAAGCTTGGATCAATTGCTGACATGAATATCAGCGATATGTCAGCCAATGCTCCAGTAGGAACTACGCTTGCTCTCTTAGAGAGACAGCTTAAGACCATGAGTGCGGTACAAGCCAGGGTTCATTACTCTATGAAGCAGGAATTCAAACTGCTCAAGCCAATGATCCGTGACTTTGCACCAGAAGATTATGAATATGATCCAGAGAAGGCGGATAAAAGCGCAAAGCAAAGCGATTATGATTTGGTTGAAGTCATACCCGTCAGTGATCCTAACAGTTCTACGATGGCGCAAAGGCTTATGCAGTACCAAGCTGCAATGCAGATGGCACAGCAAGCGCCCCAAATTTATAATCTTCCCAAGTTACATAGACAGATGTTAGATGTAATTGGAATACCGAACGCCGAGGACATTGTTCCAACTGAAGACGATCAAAAACCAAGAGATCCAATCTCAGAGAACATGGCTTTCTTAAAAGGAAAACCTACCAAAGCGTTTATGTATCAAGATCACGATGCGCATATTGCGGTTCACCAAGCGATGATGCAAGATCCTTTGCTTCAGGCGCAGGTTGGTCAAAGTCCTATGGGACAACAGATGCAGTCCGCAATCATGGCGCATATATCTGAACACTTGGCTTTCCAATATAGGAATAAGATTCAACAACAACTTGGTGCTATGTTGCCAGAGCCAGATGTTGATATGCCTAAAGAGTTGGAAGTGCAGATATCTCAGCTCACTGCACAAGCGGCGCAACAGGTTCTTGCACAAAGCAAAGGACAGGCGGCACAACAACAAGCAGCCCAACAAGCTCAAGATCCTTTGGTACAAATGCAACAGAAAGAATTGCAGATTGCACAAATGGATGCACAGACCAGAGCGCAAAAAGTCCAGGGTGATTTACAAATCAAACAGGCTGAGTTGCAGATTAAAGCACAACAAGCACAACAAAAAGCTGGGCCTAATCCTGCGATTGAAGAGCACGCAAAGATTGCTGAGACACAACAAAATCTTCAGACTGCGGCGCAACAACATGAGCAAAGCTTAACTCAGCAAGAGCAACAGCATCAACTTAACTTAAGGATGTTGCAGCAAAAACATGAGCAGAGTTTGGCTGAGCAACAACAGATGGCTCGCATGAGAGCGTCTCAAGAAATGCAGCGTATGCAAATTGCGGCAGATTCCGCCAAGCAGATGGATGAGATTCGTAAACGTCAAGCAGAGCAACAGGCTAAACAACCTAAGAAGCCTGAACCAAAGAAAGGTGAATGATGGAAGCAAAAATACTTGAACATCTATTGGTAAAGATCAAGCAGATTGAAGACCAATATGCAGTTGCATTGTCTGGCAAAAGTGCCAGGGACTATGCCGAGTATTCTGAAATGTGTGGTGTTTTCAAGGGCTTGTCCCTTTGCAAAGGCGAGATAGACACCATGATGAGACGTTTCAAGGAAGACGAAGACAACGAATAACGAAGTGAACCGATATGGCGGGGGCGTATCGGTAAGCTATTTTGTAGCCCCCTGCGGAGGAAAATTATGGACTTTAATGTTCAAGCCGTAGACTTGTCTGGCATTCTTAATAAGAAAGCGGAGGACAAAGCTACTCAACTTCCCGAACCTAAAACGTTTCATTTGCTGACGGTATTGCCTGAAGTGGATGAGAAGTTTGAAGGAGAAGGAGAGTTAGTTAAATCATCACAGACCATGCACTTTGAAGAGGTACTGACACCAGTATTATTCGTAGTGAAGATGGGGCCTGATGCATACAAAGATGCAACCAGATTCCCATCTGGGCCATCATGCAAAGTCGGTGACTTTGTTATTGTCCGTCCCAATACTGGTACACGGATCAAGATACACGGCAAAGAATTTCGCTTGATCAAAGACGATCAAGTTGAGGCTACCGTGCAAGACCCCCGTGGTATTCAAAGAGCAGCATAAGGAAAAACTATGTCAACAGAAAAAAGAACATTTCAATTTCCTGATGAGGTGGATAGCAAGGTCGAAGTGGAGGAGACTCCAGAACTTGAGATCATTGACGATACACCTGAACCAGATCGTGGTCGCAAGCCCGCAGACGAACCGCCCAAAGAATTTTCTGATGATGAGTTGGAAACATACAACGAATCAGTCAAGAAAAGAATTAAACATTTCACCAAGGGATATCACGATGAACGCCGTGCAAAAGAAGCGGCTTATCGTGAACGTGAGGAAGCTTTAAAGCTGGCTCAGTCCGTTGTTGAAGAAAACAAAAAGCTCAAAGGTTCATTGAATCAAGGGCAAACTGCTCTCTTAGAACAAGCCAAAAAGGTTGTGGACAATGAGATCCAAACTGCCAAAAATAAGTACAAAGCTGCTTATGAGACGGGGGATGCAGAGGCTTTGGCTGAGGCACAAAGTGAACTAACTGCCGTTACGATTAAGGCAGAAAGGTTACATAATTTTAAGCCTACCCCTTTACAAGAGGAAAAGAATGAGGTACAAACGCAGGTAACGCAACCAGCGCAGCTAGACCGAAAGGCGGAGGCCTGGAAAGATAAGAATCCTTGGTTCGGCTCAGATCGGCGCATGACCAGTTATGCGCTTGCCATACACGAGGAACTCACGCAAGATGAGCGCTTAAATCCATCGAGCGAAGAGTATTACCGAAGAATTGATTCCGAAATGCGTACTAGGTTTCCAGATGCTTTTGATAGCGATACTGAAGTGGATGCATCTCCTCCACCCAAGAAGTCGATAGTAGCACCTGCGTCTAGGAGTACAGCGTCTAAAAAAATCGTACTAACCCAGAGTCAGGTAAATATCGCCAAGCGGCTTGGTGTCTCATTAGAGGACTATGCCCGTCAGGTTGCTAAAGAAAGAAAAGGAGCTTAATCATGTCAGAACAAAATCGTAAACCAAGAGAAGTAGAAACTCGTGCAGCTTTCCAACGTCCAGATGCATGGAGGCCACCTGAGCAGTTACCAATGCCTGATCCACGACCAGGTTGGGAACACAGGTACATCCGCATCAGTATGGTTGGTCAAGCAGATCCTAAGAATATTTCTATGAGACTTCGTGAAGGTTATGAGCCTTGCAAGTCTGAAGATTATCCTGAGTTAATGATGCATGAAGTTCAAGATGGACGATTTAAAGGTGGCATTGAAGTCGGTGGATTATTGCTTTGCAGAATCCCTGCTGAGTTTGTTAAGCAAGCGCAGGAATACTACGCTAACCAAAACAAAGCTCAAATGGAATCTGTTGACAATACTTTCATGCGCAATAGTGATCCAAGGATGCCTCTGTTTAAAGACAGACGTTCCGAGGTGACATTCGGTAAAAGTTAATTTTTTGGAGATTTAAATGGCATATCCAACAATTCCCGCACCATACGGGTTTAAGCCAGTAAGTCTTATTGGTGGACAATTTTATGCAGCATCGACAAGACAATTGCCGATTCAGTATAACTTTGGAACCAATATTTACTTTGGCGATATGGTTGCAATTACCCGTGGCTATGTAACTCGTGTAACAATGACTACAGGCGCATCAGCAACAACTGGTGGAGCAGGTTACGGTCAAGTCGGTATCTTCGTGGGTTGTACATTCACAGATCCAGTATCTAAACAAAAACGTTTCAGTCAATATTGGCCCGCCAATACATTGGCTGGTGACGCATTTGCTTACGTTACTGATGATCCAGATGTCCTCTTTAAAGCAGTTGCTACCACAAGTACAACTAGCATTACAGTAGGTTCAATCTCTACACCTATGATTGGTTTGAACTTCTATGGTTCAGACTACTCAGGTTCTACAGCAGCGGTTGGTGGAAACATTAATACTGGCGATTCATATAACGGTATTGCCGTAACAAGCACACCATCATATGCAACAACCAGCACATTCCCATTCCGTTTGGTTGACCTAGTTCGTGATACAGCTACTGCTACAACTGCTACTTTAACAAGCGGCGGCGGCGGTACATCACTTGTTACCAGCGCATTACCAGTGGCTTTGCCTATTGGTACAGAAGTTGGTTACTTAGCAGCTAACGGTCAATACATTGGAACAGGTTCTTTTGTAGCTACCGCAGCAGCGGCTGGTGCAACTGCCGTTACTATTAACGCACAGGCAGCAACAGTTGTTTCTCCCGCAGGTACATCCTCTACAGGTATTACCATCCCAGCAAACAGTACATTAGTATTTACTCAGTACCCAGAAGGACTCTTTAAGATGAACTTTGGTTTGAATTCTTACTACAATGCTACTGGTACTCAAACCGCTTAATTAAGGAGCAATTAAATGGCTATTTCAAGAGCACAACTATTGAAGGAATTGCTTCCTGGATTAAACGCATTGTTTGGTTTAGAGTATGCAAGATACGGAGAAGAGCACAAAGAGATCTATGAAACAGAAACCTCTGAGCGTTCTTTTGAAGAGGAAACAAAACTGTCTGGTTTCTCAGCAGCACCAGTCAAAGCCGAGGGCACAGCCATCAGCTACGACAATGCGCAAGAGGCATGGACAACTCGCTATAACCATGAGACTATTGCTCTTGGATTCGCAATCACCGAAGAGGCGATTGAGGATAACTTGTACGACAGCTTGTCTGCTCGCTACACCAAGGGTCTTGCCCGTGCTATGGCATACACAAAGCAGGTAAAAGCTGCTGCTCCACTTAATAACGGATTTAACTCCGCTTATGTTGGTGGTGACGGTGTATCTTTGTTTAACTCTTCACACCCATTGGTTAACGGTGGAACAAACTCCAACGCACCATCTACACCTGCTGACCTGAACGAAACAGCGCTTGAAAACGCAGTTATTCAGATCGCAGCTTGGACAGATGAGCGTGGTCTTTTGATCGCCGCTAAGCCCAAGAAGTTGATTGTTCCACCTGCACTACAGTTCGTTGCAACTCGCTTGCTCGAAACTAAATTGCGTGTTGGTACAAACAACAACGACATTAACGCTATCGAGAACAATGGTTCTATCCCAGAAGGATACACAATCAATCACTTCTTGACAGCGCCTAATGCTTGGTTCTTGTTAACCGATGTACCTAACGGTATGAAACACTTCGAGCGTACACCCCTGCAAAATTCAATGGACGGAGATTTTGATACAGGGAACGTACGTTACAAATCAAGAGAGCGTTACTCTTTTGGTTGGTCAGATCCACTAGGAATCTACGGTACATATTGATCTTTTGATCAGTAAAAAAAGGGGGCTTCGGCTCCCTTTTTTGTTGACAATTTATTTATTTGATGTATTATCTATGCATCTGGGAATTCAACCTTGTTGCCACTGGCCCAGCAGACGATGCAACGATTAACAAGGTATCTTTTGCATAAGGAAACTTATAATGGCACGTTCCACCTTTGAAGGCCCAATCCTATCGGGCGATAACCGTTTTGGCGCACAACGTAACGTTGGCCCAGTTTTACTATCACAATCTTGCCTATTAGACTTTTCCAACACTACTGTTGGTACTGCTGGATACGGTGGAGCATCTGGTATATTTGTTACATCTAACACATTACCTAACTCACAAGCTACTATTTACACACCACAAGCTGGTGCATTTGTAAATACAGGCCCAACAGCGGCAACGGCTCCAACTGCTGATGCATCTGGTACAAACTATCGTGGCGCAGTATTCTTACTGCCTTACCAGTCTTACATCCAAAATATCTTTATTGATAACATTGTTCAGCCTACAGACGGTACTCACGCAGTAACATCTATTCAGCCATACATTGCAAACAACTTTGTAACAACTGGTGGAACATATGCTACTGTTGCAGCCATTACAGGTTCAAGCATTGGTCGTTCAACAGCAACATTTACTGCTGCTCAGTACGCTAATGCACAGTCTACATTGCAAGATGTACAGAACTTACAACCTGGTCAGCAACCTACATGGTTCTCACAAGTGGTTGTTAACTTGGCTATGACTGTATCAAGTTTGACTTCTGTTAATGCTGGTAAATTAAACATCATTATTCAGTATGTACAGAATGACCCATCAGTTAACGTTGGTAACGCAACTACCTACCCATACGGTAACTACGACTAATCAGTAGGGGCTACGGCCCCTTTCTTTGGCTTAATTAGGGGTTTATATGGGTTTGTCATTACGCAATTATTTCTTTTCTAAATCAGGCAATGTCAATAGTAATTCTATTGGTTTTGCAAATCAGGGTGTGCAAACTCCTACGATGGATTGGGAAGGTATTGATGGATCAGCGCAGTTCATTGCGCCCCAACGTTTGCGTGACGTTGTTGGTAAGTTAAAAATATCTCAATCTCAAAACATCTATGATGCTGACTTTGAATACGGCGTTCAACCACTGCGTTGGGAAAATGTTATTCAAAACGTATCAGGTCAAGCCTATATAGTTCAGAACCCTGGTCTTGGCGGCGTATCAATGAACATTGGTGGAGGTAATACTCCAGGCGATATTACGATTCGTCAAAGCCGTCCTTACCATAGATACCAGCCAGGTAAAACTTTTTACATGGCATCTAACGTTAACTTTGGTACTTCTGTAACTGGACAGTATCAGCGTGTAGGTATTTTTGATGATTCCAATGGCATATTCTTTATGCAGTATGGAACACCAACGCCAACCAATCCATATGCAATGAACGTAGTAGTTCGTTCTGACTCTGGTGGTTTACCAGTAGATACTGTTTTTTCAGCAGATACATGGAACGGCAACAAACAAATCCGTGATGCATTGGACTGGACTAAGGTTCAAATGATATGGATGGAATACGCATGGTACGGAGCTGGTGCTTTGCGTTGGGGTGTGGTTCTTAATGGCGAGCCTTATATCCTCCACCAAATTGGCGCAGGTAATGGCGCATATACAGGTAGTTCACAAACTACTCCTTGGAGCCGTACAGGTAACTTGCCAGTACGCTATGAGCAAAGAGATACAGGTAGTGCAGTAGCTTCATTAATGACTCACTATGGTGTGTCAGTATTGATTGAAGGATCAATTGATAAACAGCGTGGATTTACCTATTCATATGGTAATAATGCTAAGACTCAAAACCGTACAGTTCCCGCATCTTCTGTTCGTTATCCTGCAATGTCATTCAGGATGAGAGCAGTTGGATCTGATATTTTTGATCAGACCAATGCGGCTTGTACTGGTGGATCACCACAGACATTAACAATCAGTGCGGCAACTCCTGCCATATCTTCTGTAGTTGGTCAGCCCAATAGCGGACAAGCTTTGGTTACATTTGCATCTGCTCATGGCTATGCAGTGACTAACCCAGCCAATGCTAACAACCCAGCTCAGTATGTAACTCTTAGTTCATTTACTCAAGTTGCTACATCAACATCCACTAATTATTCAATCTCTAATGCGGCAGTAGCTTTGGCAAATTATTCTTTCCAAAGTAGCACTAGCGTAAGTGGTGCATCTGGTACTAATCAATTCTTAGTATCAAACGCAATAAGCGCATCTACAGGTCAGCCAAACTTGTTGGCGGTTGGACAAGTTGTTAATGGTACTGGTGTTGCTACAGGAACAACAATTTCTGCTGTAACTTACTACGGAACCGTAAGTAATCCAGGTGATGGCTTAAGTGTTGTATATCCAACAACTGCTATCGTTACTTTAAGTGCAAACTTATCTACACAAGCGGCAGGTACATATTCTATTTATGCACCAGCATCATCTACATTGTTGACAACAACAGCCGTAGCGAGTGGAGCATTCCAACCAGGTATGACACTGAGTGGAACTGGTGTAACTTCTGGTACGACAATTACAGCTCAATTGACAGCGTTTAATGCATCTGTTGTTGCTCCTACATTTGCTAGTGGCGGTGCAGCAGGTCAAAATACTATTGTGCTCAGCGCAGGTACAAGCATTTCAGCAGGTCAATATGTAACTGGAACAGGCGTTCCTCCTGGAACTATTGTTGAATCTATTGCTACTGCGACAGTTACTTTAAGTAATAACTTAACAGTTCAAGCCGCAGGTACTTATACATTCTATTCAATGGCAGCCAGCCAAGCTTATGCAAGCGGTGGCGCAGTTGGTTCTAGCGTGGTTGTATTGGCCGCAGGAACAAACTTTGCAGTAGGTCAAATATTTACAGGAATTGGAGTTCCAAATAGCACAATTATTACTGTGATTAACGGATCTACAATTACTTTAAACAAGGCATTTACTGTACAAGCTTCAGGACAATATTCAGCTCAAGCTCCAGCGGCCAATGGTGTTTATCAATTAAGCACAAACCAAGGTACTGTATCTGGAACTGTAACTGGAACAACAACATATGCGGCGCAGACTTGGTTGATTCAGCAAGTTCCAACAACCACAACAATGGTTTTACCAATTCAATTGGTAAGCGGTGCAACACTGACATCTACTCCTACGGCTACATATTGGGCCGCGAATCAATGGGTTGGTAAGTTTGTTTACTATCAGGCTAGTCTGCCATCCATCAGTGCGATTGCTGCGGCTACAAGCTCAACCATTGCTGGTTTGACTCAATACTCTGCTGTGATTACTTTTGCTTCTGCTCACGGGTTAAAGCAAGGTGATGTAATTATTATTTCTGGATCAAGCCCAACTACTTATAACGGTATTTGGTCTGTTTCTATTCCAGCAACTAATCCAACAACAACTGCATCAATTACATTCGGTACTACTACTCCTGGTTCTTATGTGTCTGGCGCATCGGCAGTATCTCCATATACAGGACGTATTACATCTAATACAACAAGTGCAATTACATTTGGTGATGTAGTAACTGGACAACCTTTAGCTAATGCTCCTGCATCTGGAAACAGCTATCAGATTGGATTGATTGATCGTGGTCAATTGCTACCTGCAACACTACTGTTAAATTCATCTGCAACTTGTTTGGTTGAGTTGATTTCTAGTACACCTACTAATCAGTTGTCATTGCAAAATGCAAGCTTTGTTGCTTTGAATACGTTGGGTTCATATAACTCATTTGCAGAACAAGATTTAAGTGCAATTCAATGTACTGGTGGCGAGGTTGTATATGCATTCTCAACTCCTCCTAATGGTTTGCAACAGCTTGATTTGGGTAACTTCTTTCCTGTATTAACAAACGTAAGAGGTAACGTAGCTGACATTTTGACGGTTGCGGTTACATCTTCTGCGGGTGCTACGGTTCAAGTGAACGTAGTTGCTCAAGAGGCAATGGCGTAATGAGCGGGGCTTGGACTCGTAAAGAAGGCAAGAATCCCAGTGGTGGATTAAATGCCAAAGGGCGAGCCAGTCTCAAGGCAGAGGGGCATAACATTAAGCCTCCTCAGCCTGAAGGCGGATCACGCAAGAAATCATTTTGTGCCCGCATGGAAGGAATGAAGAGGGAGCTAACTGGATCTGAAACAGCAAAAGATCCAGATAGCCGCATCAATAAAAGCCTAAGAAAGTGGAAGTGTTAACATGGATGCGATGGTTGTATGGAATGCTATATTGTCTTTAGTCATAGGGATAATTGGTTTCTTTGTAAAAGACAAACTTGCAGAAGTCAAAAGAATTGATATTCTGTTGAACAAAACCAGAGAGGAGATTGCTCGTGAATATGTCACCAATGCAGAAGTTAATCGAATTACAGACCACATTGACCAACGCTTTAACAAGCTTGAAGAAAAAATTGATCTCCTTATTCGTCAAAGAGGCTGACAAGGATGCCAAGTAGTAGTAAGAAACAACATGACTTTATGGAAGCAATAGCCCATAATAAGGCTTTTGCAAAGAAGGTGCACGTTCCACAATCCGTGGGTCGTGATTTTGCGGAAGCCGATAAAGGCAAACATTTTAAAAGAGGTGGTGATATGGCAATGAATCCTAAAGCGGCTATGGCAATGTCCGCATTAATGAAAGCAAGTAGAAATCGTCCAAAGCCTATGGCAGCTCCTGCTCCTGTGGCTGCTCCAGGTGGTATGCCTCCTGGCGCTATGGGTGCTCCTGGAATGGCACATGGTGGTTTGACAAAGACTCACCATAAGCATTTAGCTCATCACCATTTGGCGATGGCTGAGCACCATATGCATATGCATAAGGGCGGTGAGATGCATGAGCCACATACAAAAGACATGGGCGAAAAGGCTTTGAAACACGGCGGTAAAGCTAAGCATCATTATGCTAAAGGCGGTCATGTTCCTGGTCAATACCCATTGGGTGAAAAGATGGAAAAAGTTAAAGCTGGTGGAAACAAAGGACACGGCGAACACTCTATCCAAGAACGTGGACATACTCGTGCTCTTCAGGAAAAGATGAAGGGTAATACAGTAGGTGACGGCCCAATCGTTAATGCTAAAAAGCATGGCGGTAAGATTCATCATAAGAAATAAGGATTTATTATGAAACACGAACATCACGAACACCACACAGAACATAAACACATGGTTCACCATTTAAAGGAGCATGAAGCCAATGGTCACGTTCATCACCATCACCACTATGGTCATCATGCTGCTGGTCATGTAAAGCATCACGAAGTTGTTGAGCATTTACATAAGCATCAGGAAAGCATGTGCCACGGCGGTAAAGCTTAAGGATTTATCATGGCTGAAAAATGGATTCAACACGCAATCAAAAGAGCTGGTGCATTGCATGAGCAGTTGGGCGTACCAAAAGGTGAAAAGATTCCAGCCAAGAAACTTGCTAAAGCAGCTAAGAAACCTGGCAAGCTAGGTCAAAGAGCACGTTTAGCAGAAACCTTAAAGGGGATGCACAAATGATGGCAAGTCGTGGTATGGGGGATATGAATCCCTCAAAGATGCCCAAAGGAAAGATGAAGAAACGCCGTGACAATACTGACTTTGAGCAGTATAAGAAGGGCGGAATGGCTAATCATCCTGGACTTTATGCCAACATCCATGCAAAGCAGGAGAGGATAGCAGAGGGTTCTGGCGAGCATATGCGCAAGCCAGGATCTAAAGGTGCTCCATCAAAAGCAGACTTTATTAAATCCGCTAAAACGAGGAAAAAGAAATGATTCAAATTAGCAAAGAAGATGCGGCTTTTATTCTTAATGAATTGAACCAAAGAGCACAACATCAGATTAATTCTTGGGGCGCTATTAGCGAAGATTTGCAAGGAGTTATCAATGACTTGGATGCACAGATTTACCCAGTTCAAGATGCGATTGAAGAAGCTCCGCAGGAGGCGGTAGCAGCATTTATGGATGATGTGCCACATGAACAATTTGATGAAGATACTGAAACAAATAGCTCCGTGGATGATAGTGTTGATAATACTGTTGTTGCCGTGGCTTCTGACGAATCTGTTGCAGATACCTCTGTCGAATCAGCCTCACCTGCTGTAGAACAGCCTAGTGCATAATGTCTATCAATGCTGGAACTACTACAGGCACGACAGCCTTTGACCTTGACTTCGCTGAAATAGCAGAGGAGGCTTGGGAGAGGGCTGGTCGTGAAATGCGTTCTGGCTATGATTTGCGCACTGCTCGCAGATCAATGAACCTGATGACCATCGAGTGGCAGAATCGTGGCATCAATATGTGGACAATAGACCAGGGTGTGATTACCATGCAACAGGGTCTAAACACTTATCCACTGCCAACAGATACGATTGATTTGTTAGATCATGTGGTTCGTACAAATGCAAATAGCACAACCAACCAAGCTGATCTGACTATTACCCGTATCAGTGTTTCTACCTATGCGACTATTCCTAACAAGCTTACTCAATCTCGTCCTATCCAGGTTTGGGTACAAAGGATGTCGGGAGAAACCGCTTTCACAACGATTCAAACGGCGGCAGCAGTAGCGGCAACCGACACCACAATAACGCTTTCTAGCACCGTAGGATTGGCTGCAAATGGCTATATCCAATTAGGTTCTGTAAGCGGTGAAGTTATTTATTATTCATACATTTCTGGTAACACTTTACAAAATTGCTTTAGGGCACAAAACAATACCACGGCACAGTCGTATGTAATAGGTGCTGCGGTCTATGTTCCTAAACTACCAGCGATAACAGTATGGCCAACACCAGACGGAACTACTACATATACCTTTGCATATTGGCGTTTACGGCGTGTGCAGGATGCGGGCGCAGGGCCGAATGTCCAAGATATGAACTTCAGATTCTTGCCAGCCGTAGCTGCGGGATTGGCGTACCACATTTCAATGAAAGTCCCAGAATTGATGCCTCGTATCCAAATGCTCAAGCAAGCTTATGATGAGCAGTTTGACATAGCTGCGGGCGAGGACAGGGAGAAGGCGGCAATTAGGTTTGTGCCTAGACAACAGTTTATTGGATCAGGTAGTCCGTAATGGGTAATCGTTTCGCTTCTGGCAAGTACAGTATTGCCCAGTGCGATAGGTGTGGCTTTAGGTACAAATTAAAACAGTTAAAGTTTGAAGTCATCAAGACCAAGCTTTATCAACTTAAAGTGTGTCCTGAGTGCTGGGATCCAGATCATCCACAACTTCAATTGGGTATGTACCCAGTTGATGATCCACAGGCAGTTCGTCAGCCAAGAACAGATACGACATATGTAACGTCAGGATTAGATTCTTTAGGATTTCCGTCAGGCGGTTCTAGGGATACGCAGTGGGGTTGGAACCCTATTGGTGGGTCACAAGAGTTTTACGGTCAGTTCAATCCTCCGCTACTCACACCCAACAATTTAGTTACCACAACTGCGGTCGGTACAGTTACAATTTCTATATCTTAAAGGAGCTAAAAATGGCTAAGCATGATGACATTAAAGAAGATAAAAAGCTAATCAAAAAAGCTTTTGGTATGCATGATAAACAAGAACACAAAGGCGAGAAAACTGATCTGAGCAAACTCAAAAAGGGTGGCAAGATTAAGAAGTACGCCAAAGGCGGATTAGCTGGTGTTAGTCAAGACAGCATGAAAGCCGAAGGACGTAATCTAGCAAGAGCTGGTTATCAGCGTGGAGGCTAATATGAAAGCAAAGAAATTTCCTGTTGACAAGAAAGACAGTCCAGCAATTGTTAAAGCCAAGGGTATTACCAATGGCTATGCTGATGAGTATGCAAAACCCCATACTATGAAGAACAAGCCAGTGACTACCAGAAGTATTGATTCTGATAGTGACTTGCCTGATCACATTGGCTTGGAAGTAAAGATGCCTACTCGCAAGAACTGGACTCCTTTGAATGGAACTGTATCCATTGGCAACAACCATGAGGTTAAAACTTCTGGTGAGAAGATGCGTGGTGCTGGTGCTGCTGAGCGTGGCATTATGTCCAGAGGCCCGCTTGCATGAACTATAGTCAGCTCGTCAACGAAGTCAATTCGTATTTGGAATATACATTTCCTACGGTTGACATGAATACGTTTATTACGCAAACGGAGCAAAGGGTTTTCAACTCTATTTTGTTTCCGTCTTTGCGTAAGAATGTGACGGGCAATGTGACTGCTGGTAATGCATACTTGTCTTGCCCCAATGATTTTTTAGCTCCTTATTCATTGGCGGTATTTTCAAGTGTGACAACTACTGGCACTGGATCAGTCAGCACAAATACCATTACTGTTGCATCCAACACAGGTATATTTGCGGGACAAAGTGTAAGCGGTACAAACATTGGTAATCAATGTGTAGTGCTTAGTGTAAGTGGCACTACGATTACTTTATCTCAGAATAACATTGGTGCAGTATCTGGAAACATTGTTTTCCAAACGGATTACTTATATCTATTGAATAAAGATGTAAACTTTATTCGTGAGTGCTATCCGACTTCGAGCTATCAAAATAAACCAAAGCACTATGCGTTATTTGGCCCTCAGAGTTCAGCACCTTTGTATCTTAGCTTTATGCTTGGGCCGACTCCTGATCAAGCATATTCAACTGAGTTACATTATTTTTATTACCCTGACAGTATTATTCAGGCTCAAATTACTGCGTTGGGTTCTATTACTTCTGGAGGATCAGGATATGTCTCTGGAACTTATTACAACGTACCTTTTAGTGGCGGTACTGGTACTTACGCTTATGGATCGGTTGTTGTTACGGCTGGTGTAGTAACGTCTGTTACTTTAACTTCAGGCGGTACAGGATATGTGGTTGGGGATTCTTTGACCATATCTAATACATATCTTGGCGGAACAGGTTTAGGATTTACTGTACCCGTATCTACGATCACAAGCGCAACAGGACAGTCCTGGCTTGGTAATAATTTTGATTCAGTCCTTTTGTATGGATGTTTGGTAGAAGCCTACACATATCAAAAGGGCGATAAGGATTTAATTGCCTTTTACGATAATAAGTACAAGGAAGCATTGGCTATTGCAAAACGCCTGGGAGATGGATTGGAGCGACAAGACGCTTACCGTTCTGGGCAAACTAGGATTCAACCCGTACCATGAGTATAGTTCAAGGACAAACGACAAGCTTTAAATACCAGCTCTACACGGGCGGGGTATTTAACTTGTCTACAGATTCTATATACATGGCTTTGTATAACGGTAATGCCAATCTTAATTTATCTACAACGGCTTATTCCAGTACCAATGAAATCATTGGGACGGGATATACGGCTGGCGGTAAATTAATGACGGGCATTGCTTTTAACTACGATGCAGTTAACAGTATTGCATATATCAATTGGAATAATGTGGTTTGGAGTCCTGCTGCTTTTACCGCCAGGTGTGCTTTGGTCTATGATGCTACGGCAAGTAACGCATCTATTTGTGTGATTGATTTTGGTTCAAATAAGACCTGTTCAAACACATTTACAGTTACAATGCCAAGTAATAGTTCGTCAACTGCATTGATTAGGAGTTCATAATGTTTGTTACATGGACACCAGTTACCAATAGTCAAACTCCAAATTGGACGCAGATTCCTAATTCACAGACTCCTGCGTGGACGCAGATTCCTACCTCTTAGGAAATTAGATGACTATTAATTACACAACACTACTCGGCTTAGCATTACCAGTCACAGGTACTGAATCAGGTACTTGGGGTGATGACGTATCGCTTGGTATTACTCAGTATGTAGATGCCGCTCTTGCGGGCACGAACAATATCACCAATGATTCAGACATTACTTTAACCATTACTAATGGTAGTAGCTCTGGATCTAATATTGTTGCTTCGCCCAATTCAACGACTGCGCAGTATATGCAATTACTCTGCACAGGCGCACGGACGGCAAACAGGAATATCAATGCTCCCAATTCATCTAAGATGTACATTGTTAACAATGCTACAACGGGTGGATATTCAATTACGCTTCGTGGAACAACTGGCCCGACAACGGGTGTAACAGTTATCAACGGAGAGAAGTGCGTTGTTTACTGGAGCACAGTAGCCAATGACTTTATCAAGATTACTTCTTCTGTTGTTTCAAACTTAACAGGTATTTTGCCTTTAGCTAACGGCGGCACTAATGCTAACTTAACGGCAAGCAACGGCGGTATAGTTTATTCAAACGCCAGTCAGATGCAGATTCTTTCTGGCACTGCTACGGCGAACCAGATCATTCTTTCAGGATCAAGCACTACCCCATCTTGGAGTACGGCTACATATCCTGCGACTACAACAATCAATCAGTTGTTGTATTCATCTGCATCTAATACGATTACAGGTCTTGCTACTGTAGCCGCTGCGGTTTTAACAACAGTATCTAGCGTACCTACATGGGCGAATCAGCTTAGCTTAGCCCTTGGTGGAACGAACGCAAACTTAACCGCATCTGCTGGAGCAATTGCTTATTCAGGCGCATCAGCCCTGGCATTGAATACGGCAGGTACTTCAGGTCAAGCTCTGCTATCAGGCGGAACAGGTGCTCCTACATTTGGTACTTTAGGTCTTACCTATGGTGGAACTAATGCCACGTTGACCGCAAGTAATGGTGGTATTGTTTACTCTACCGCTAGTGCTTTGGGTATATTGTCTGGAACTGCTACGGCGGGACAGTTGCTTGCATCAGGTTCAAGCACAACTCCTGCCTGGACAACATCTACATTCCCTACGTCAACGGTAGCTATCAACTCGCTTTTGTATGCATCTTCTGCTAATACATGGGCGGCATTGGCTACGGCTAACTCCTCAGTATTGACAACCAATTCAAGCGGTGTACCCACATGGGCTACTCTTGCAAGTATTGGAGTTACATCCATTTCATTTGGAACCACAGGACTTACGCCTAACACGGCTACTGGTGGTGCAATTACTGTAGCGGGTACATTGATTACTTCAAACGGCGGTACAGGTTTAACTACTTATACGGCTGGTGATATCACTTACTATGCGACAGGTACTGCGTTATCCAAGCTTGGTATTGGTACTTCAGGCTACTTATTAACATCAACTGGCAGTGCTCCGCAGTGGACTCAAACCCTCGGTGTTGCGAACGGTGGTACAGGTTTAAATACTTTGGCTACAGGATCTTTGGTTTACGGAGCTGGAACCAGTGCGTTCAGTACGTTGGCTATAGGTACTGCGGGTCAGATTTTGACAGTTAATCCAGGAGCTACTGCGCCCCAATGGACAAGCCTTACAAGCGTAGCGGTAAGTTCAATCAGCTTTGGTACAACAGGATTAACGCCGTCTACTGCCACGAACGGAGCTGTGACTGTTGCTGGAACACTAGCATTAGCAAGCGGAGGTACTGGCGCAACTACGGTATCTGGGGCACAATCAAATCTTCAAGTCGATCCCGCAGGAACGGCGGTCGCTTTAGCCATTGCATTAGGATAAAAAAATGAGTAATGTATTTACACGCTATGTTCAGAAAAATGTGGGAACTTCTGCGGTTACTCTTGTTACCGCATCTGCCGTAACGCAAACCACAGTTATCGGGGCAACAATCTGTAACACCACATCTAGCCCGATCACGGCTTCTTTGTTTGTAAACTCATCGTTTACAGCAACAGGTGCGACAAGCGGTGCATCCACAACACTAACTATTACTGCGGTATCAAGTGGCTTGATCGTACCTAACCAGGTCATCACAGGCACAGGTATATCGGGTACAGTAACGATTGTGAATCAGTTAACCTCTACAGGTACTGCGGCAGCTACGATTGCTTTCTCAAGCGGTGGCGCATCAGGTGCAAATACAGTTACCTTGGCTAACGTAACGGGCGTACAGATTGGACAATTGGTATCAGGTACTAACCTACCAACTGCATCTACAGTATTGGCAATTAATACAACTACCAATACAGTAACGTTATCTAATAACTTTACGGGTCAGGCATCTGGTAACTATAGTTTCTACGCAATTGGCGGAGTAGGAACATACACCATGTCTTCTGCTCAGACTATATCTAGCACAACAATTACAAGCAACACCAGTTATTACATTGTTTCTTCTGCGACTGTTCCAGTAGGCGGAGCATTGGCTTTGTTTGGCGGAGACGGTAAATTGGTGTTAAATACAAACGATTCAGTTCAGGCGGCAATGGGTACTGCGACCTCCGCAGATGTGATACTGTCAGTTTTACAAATTTCATAATATGAGTTACGTTGGCAATACTGTTCAGAACCAAGGCTTTACACCTGCTGTAGACTTCTTCAGCGGGAATGGATCAACTACGGCATTTACTCTGTCACGCCCAGTGGCATCGGTATATCAGATGCTTGTTAACGTAGCTAACGTAGATCAAAACCCTGGGTCAGCGTATACAGTATCTGGTAGTACGATTACATTTAGTTCTGCCCCGCCTTCAGGCACAAACAATATTTGGGTTGAGTACACATCCCTTATCACACAGATCATTGCTCCTAGTCCTGGCACTGTGGGTACAAGTCAGTTGGCATCATCTACTGGCTCAGGTTCTGTGGTATTAGGGACAAGCCCGACCATAACTTCACCGACTATCAGCGGCGGTACGATTAGTAACTTAGCGGGTAACTTAACTTTTGCATCTGGTACTAATGGAATAGTATTTAACAATAGTAGTGCTCTTACAAATAGTACGCTTAATGACTATGAGACAGGGACTTGGACACCTACTTTAACCGCAGGTACTGGAAGTTTTACTTTGTCAACAACTTCTGGAAGTTACACCAAAATAGGTAATATGGTAACTGTAAATATGCTTATTAATTTTGCATCTACTTCAAGTGCCTCTAATGTAACTATTACAAACCTTCCTTTTTCTCAAGCAAGCGGAAATAATTCTTCTGGAATATTAAGAGAAAATGCGATTACAGGATATTTTTGGGGATTAAGTGCAGGATCAGGAACTTCTATTATTTTTTGGAGGTACGACAATAGCAATACTCTTCCTTCTGGAACTCCACACTTTACTGGTTCATTTACATACGTTGCAACATTTTAAGGAGTCACAATGACACTCGCATCACGCACAACAATTGACAAAACAGAAGTTTTAGAAGACGGGTCTATCCAGGTACGTCAAGCAGAGATCATCACCAAAGACGGTGTTGAGATTGCAAGAAACTTTAGCCGTTGGGTTAGACACCCAGGGGATACTGCGGCGGCAACAGATCCAACACCCGTACCCGCAATCAGTGCGGCAGTATGGACAACAGAAGTAGTAGCCGCATATCAAGCCGCATTAGCCGCACAGAAACAACCAGGACAATAATATGCCAATCAGTGTCATTGACTCAACAGGTTTAGCCAGTCCGCTTACGGGGCTTAATAATCCCACGGTCGTTGGGAATATGACGTTTAGCACGAGCGGATCGGGTGTTATATTTACAAATACTACATCTGGCGTATTAACTAATAGTACGCTGACTGACTA